CTGTCCACTTGATTCTTGCGGCAAATTCCCATCCGTAGTTGAACCGCTTATCCACGGCAGGCTCAACATCGTCACTGGGGCGGCCAATCCGCATCCTTGGTCGATACTGCTTCTCCGCATCCACAAAGGACTCGCACTCCTCTGCCGTATATTCCGCGATGATGTTCCAATTCTGCCACGACACCCAACATGGGTATTGGTCTGGATGAAAGTCGGTGTGGAACTGGACAGTGCCGCCCGTAAGTTCGTCCACCCAAAGGTCTGCGCTCTCCAGTTCCTTTGCTGCTGCTGGTTGGTCGAAATCAAAGGAGGGCGTCTCAACCTGTGAGGTGATCTTGTTGTTGACGGCGTTGCCGCTGCCGTCCAAGTCCACATCAAAGATGCTGTCTCCGTCCTGTGTCAGCTCCCATAGCTCAGTATCGAGGCTCTCATTACGAACCAAACCAAAGCACCTCTCCGTGCCACTGAAGTTGCCCTTAACCAGTTGCGCGAATTGCAGCGTATAATCTGTGCTGTTTCTGGTGACATCGAGGCTCCAGAACCCGTCGTAGGCCAAGGGCAGTTTGCCTTTTAGCCCGCTCATCAGATCAAAGTCCAGCACCACCAGCCCGTTGTATGCGACACCCCTGCTGTTGTCGGCCTTGGGGATGGCAGTACAAATGTACCTGTTATTGAACAGCACCCCGCTTGCCTCCGAGAAGTAGGCGGGGCTGTCGTACTTCAGAATTCGGTTCATCTCACGGGAGATGGGCGTATTGCCGTACTGTTCTTGATCGCGTACAGCCATCACTAGGCTGCGTAATCCGTCACGGCTGCGAAAGTAAAGGTCGCCAGATACGTGCTCCACTGAATGATCGCCAGTTGCACCGTTATTGATGAGGACTACCCGCTGGATGGGGTCGTTTAATGCGAACCAGTCATTGCGGTCAGCGGGAACTGACACAGACGTAACGGCGTCAGCAGTAAAGATTATCAGCTCCCCATGACCCAATGCAGTGTTCGGGGCTGCAATAAACTCCATGGACGTGATGTCGGATGTGCCAACAGGAACTGTGAAACTGCCGCCATTGGCCAGCCTGTCGTTCTCGGTGAACTGTAGGATGGTGCTCGACCCGCCAAGAATGTCGCCAGCCACAAAACTGCGACCCTGCGCCACCCAAATCCTGCCATTACCGTACGCCATCGCTGTGCCTTTTGGCACTTGGTTGGTGGTGGCATTACTGCGCGACGCCGTTGATCCGTCCCAAAGCAGCGGGCGATTGGCTCCGTCTTGAATTATCAAATGATTCTCTGCTTGAAGAAAATGCACTCGGCTAACAGTGGAACTCATCGTGATCGAGTTGGTGATGTCCGTGACTGACCACTCTGCTCCGCTGGTGGGCGGGCTAATCTTGTAAGTATTGCCGCCAGCCACGACAATGATACTGCCCGAGCCGTTGCTGTGCTGGTAGTAGTGTGCGCCTTGGAACTTGGCGTCCTCCATTGCGGTTGTGGCAGAGCCGCTGGCCAGCTTGATGCGCTTGAAACCCGCTCGCGTACGGGCAAACCCGCCACGGAAGGTCACGTTCTGGGCATAGGCAACTTGATTCTTGCCAATCATCGACGGCGATCTTCCGCTATCCATGCCGCCCTCAAGCGAGGAGATGCCGTCCACCAACCTGTTGCGATCCGTAATCATTTCAGTGTTTAATAATATATTTCATATACAGCGTCGGTTGCTTGACGTTGACGCCCGTTGGTGTTGCAGAGCCGCCGCCCGTGACTGTCGCGTTGGAGAAGGCGACATCCGCCGTGAATGCAAAGGAGTCCTCCGCAGAACGTGTGTGGGCATCAATATTATTGGCATTGACATTGGTTCCCATTGGATAATCAAGGATGTTCGCGTCATCAACGCCATCAGCCCATGTTCCAGTAGTCGGTGAGGGTGTGGTAAATATTTTTTCTACGCCGTTCTCCATTGTATGGGTTACTGATAATGACTGCGTGCCACCTGTGGTGTGCGTGTGGTTCGGAAGATTCGCCGCCACCAACGACACACTCTCCGCTCCTGCCGCGCTCGCCAGCGCGTTGCTGCCGTCGACGCTCGCAATAACCTTCCCCGCAAGGTCGGGTAACTTGAAATTTCCAGAGGACGCCGAGCCGTAATCATCGCCAATCACGGCATATAAAGCCGCGTAGTCTGTTTGGCTTTTCTCAGAGCCGTCGCACAAGAAGTAGCCAGCGGGCTCAGTGTCATTGCCTGCGTAGGCCGACACTGAACCCACTGGCACGCTGCCCACCGACAGGTCGGCAATTAACACGGCGTCATTCGACGACAGTTGGGCGTACAGCTTCCCATCCTGCGAATACACCTGTACCCGCTCAGAGCCGACTTTCCCAACGGGATGCGCCGCCTTAACGTCCCGCGTTAATAGCCTTCTGTTTACCCCTTGGCTACTCATCTAAATGTATAATCACGTTTGAAATTCCATCGCCATCCAAGTCGTTAAATTCTGCCGTCTCCAGCACTTCATCCCACTTCGCTTCGTAGACGCCCCAGCAGTAAATTGCGACAATGTTGGTGAGCACTGAGGCTGCAAATAAAGTCAGCCAAAGTGTTGACCAGAAAGCCTGCAATGTCGGTACGACCTTCATTTCTCGTGAGGTGTAACTGTGCGGCGAATCAGAAACGGGAATGCTTTATTGTCTGGCTTGCCGCCGCCAACGGTTCCAGCCGTGTCCTCGATTGGGGCCGCGTCAATGTCCTTCTGCGTCACCTTGATTCCAGCGTCCATGCACCACTCCATTTTCATTTTTTTGTAGTGGCCGTGCATTCTCTTTATCGGCACAAGAAAATTAAAACCCTGAGTCCGGGTTCCTCGGACCAATATCCCCACCATCAAGCCGTCGTCGTTAAAATTTCCAGAGCCGCTGCTGCCGGGGAACGCCACAGTGGAGACCTGAGTGAAGTCTGTGTTGCGAAAGAGAATTCGGCCATGCTGCGAAAGTACTCCGTCCGTGATGCTGTTGGCTCCGTCACTGCCCAACAGTGACCCGCATCCCCACAAGTGCGTGCCTAGTGGAACCAGTGGTGCGTCTGGTTTGCAGAAACGCACGCTGTCTTCGGCTTTAAAGTCCTTTGCTAAAACGCGAAGCAGAGCGAGGTCGTGGCCTGTCTCGGCATCAGAGTAGTGGATGACCTGAGTTGATACAACCGTCTCCCCTACGACGCGGCCAGTGTCAGGGTTACGCAGCTTCCGCACCAGTGACGGGTTCGCAAACTCCACCACCTTTGCAGGCTTGCCATCCACAATCTCGTCACGGACGCTTCTGAGGTGGCTGATTACATGGGCGGCAGTGTGGCAGAACACGACCTCTTTGTCGCCTACCTTGCGCTTGAAAAGAACACCGCTGCCCTCAGACTTTGAATAGCCTGCCTCGGCGCGAATAGTCACGCTGATGCTGACTAGATATTTGCTGATGTTCTCGGCGGCATCAACTGCGCCCGCACATAGGATTGCCGCAATGGCTGCAATTTTTTTTATCATTTTTAGTTCTATTTAGTTTCTGTCGCATAGCTTGAACATAGTGCCACGCATCTATTATCTCCTCCTCCAGCATTTCCAAATTCACAACCTCAGTCAGCACTGTCTTGTGCTCCCGCTGGCCCTTATCATACTTCGCTGCTGCCACCTCATTGAAACGCTCCATCGACGCATCACGAATTTCGTCCGGTGTCGGGGGCGGTGTCATTGGTTCTCCTCCCGCCTTTTGCGCTCCTCCTCATCCCGCAATCGCGACTCCTCCTCATGCCGCTCCATCTCCTCTCTCGCCGCTTTCTCTGTTGGCGACAGGGGCCACTCAGGCCGCATCGCTACCAGCGCATCAAAACCTGCCGAGGCTATCTCGTCTTCCAACGTGTTCGAGTAGGCGCGGACTGCTTGCCGATATTCCTTCCACTCAGCAGGAGTCGCTTCTCCTGTCTCAGATTCACGCACTACCATCCAGTCCGAGTCCGACAGCCTTGTTCCCGCGCTTTTCTTTGCGCTGGCTTTCTCTCGTTCGCGCAGTGCATCCAAGTCCAGCGGTGTGGATACCACAATGCCGCTACTGTCAACGGAGTTGCGCCACCAGCGCGTGTTCTTCAGAACAGGGTCGGCACGCCATTCCAGTCCGATAGCTGTTCGCTCGTCAGCGGTGCTGCGTTGGAGCCACACAGCAGGATACTGGATGCCGTCGCGTGTGAAGCCTGTGTTGTGGTTGAGTTGGACTCCGGTGTCTTTCCAAAAATAGGGCATAATATTTTATCTCGCGTTCGCGTGTTTAAATGGATTCTCGGCTACGGCGTAGAAAACGTAGTCTGTGCTGCTGCTATTGTCTCCCGTGTAGTTCTCCCTCAACTTGAACCCGTTGCTGACAAAATCAATTCGGTCAAAATCGTCCTCATCGGCGGAGGAGTCGGCAATCAGGTATTCGCCTACAGCGTTGTGTGGACTACGAGTTGAGTCGAACATAAGCCAGCCCGTGTTGCCATCGATGTTTTTTATCAAAATGAAAGCTGGCCGAAATCCAAGATGTACAAACGGGCCGTTATCCAGTCCGTTGCCTGTGTAGATGCCGACCTTTGAGTACCCTTCGATGGAGCGAAAGAGGTAGGCAATGTAGTCTGTTCCAAACGACGACCACCCATCACCCCCGTAACTCAAGTCAAGTCCTCCAGAGTTGTACCCCACAGTAAAGGCCGTGTCGTTCGGAGCAGTGTTGTCCCAGATTGTGGTGTCGCTGGCTGAATCGTTTGCGGAGTCCAGCATTAAGTAGCCACCAGCCCCAACGTCCTTATGGTAAACTGCCCAGTTAATGGAACTGCCCTCCCCCTGCGGGCCATCATCCAATGCTTTCACGAACATCAACTCGGGAGCTTCGCCAAGGCTATGGTTAACAGTTTTTGTGTCACTGCTACCCGTGTACGTCACAATATCAAACCCCTGCGTAGCTCCTTCTTTCCACACCCAAGCAACGTAGTCGTCGTTGACTCTATTGACGTAGTGCTTCGAATCATCGTTGTTGCCCAGCGTTATCTGGTTGCTGGAAACTCCTTCAATTTGAG